GCTCTTGGAAAGCCTAATGGAATATGTCCATTAGATGCGGCGGGTTTAATCCCTACGGAATATATAGCAGGTAAGCATCTCAGTAGAGGTGATGAAGCTGGTGCTAAATGGGATGCTTTAAATAATAGTATAAAAAACTTACCCCAGCCGACCGCTGATGACTATGCAGCTAATAAACAATACGTAGATGCACAGGCTCAATACGGAGGTGTATTAACCCCTCAGCAAGTAGAGTTTGCAATTACAGCAGCTGGGACTCACACTGCTGGCACAGATAAGACCTACACTCCGGGACCGACTTGGGCTCAAACTGATGAGGACTTCTTTATTGTTTCAATAGATGGTGTTCTTCAAATACCAGATACAGATTACGAGATCCCTACTGACACCACCATCAAAATAAAAGGTGATACTCAGGAAGGAGATGTAATCAGTATCAGAAACATAGGACGTACTGGTGCTAATACAGTTGGTAGTGCTACTGTAACAAGTACAGGATCTAATACGGGACGAACTTTAGCAGCTAGATTTGCTGAAAGATATAATATACTAGACTTTGCTGTTGATGGTTATACTCCCGGTGCATCAATCGGTGATGGTATATCAATAGATGCTTCTCCAACATGGAATGCTGCAATTGTTGGTATTGCTGCCGCTGGTGGAGGAACTATGTTTATCCCGCGTGGGTATTACAGCTTTACTACTCGACCAAAAGAGGTGACTGGTGGTATCAATATTGAGGGAGAAGGTCCACGGTCTGCATTAGTTAAACGATATAACGAAGATGGATTCGGCACATATGCTGGCGCTGAAGGAGTTTATCGTGGTTTGATATCGTTTAATGGGGCTACAAACAATAACACCTATATCAAAAGAATTACAGGCTATAACTATGAGGACGGAAGTGAGTCTGGTGATTATGCAGCCCACCTCGGAAACGGTAGTTTTATTAGTATTGTTGCAGATGATGATGTAGCTGATCCCGGTAATGTTTGGATTAGTGATGTCCATTGTTCTGCTCAAAGAACTGCCGCAACAACGGAATTCCCGTCCCCTTCCTATAAATACTGGAAATGCGGGATATTCCTTGATGGTTCTGAAAAGAGATCAGCAGCATTAGGTATTCGTGGGATCTATATGAACGGGTGCAGTATATTTACTGCGGCTGATGCAGCGATAAAAGCTGTTGCGGTTAATCATTTGTTTATACAAGGATGTGAATCAAATGTTGGAAGAACTGATGATGGAGTTGGTAATACTACGATATGTTGTGGATTGAAACTTGAGGGTGGGCTTCCTGCTGCTGATGGTACTGCTGGTGTTGAAACAGATCGACCAGTCATTATGAACTGTGATTTTCAAAGTAACTATGGAATTGAGATAGGAACACTTACGGCAGGTAATCGTGCTATTGTTAGATCAGCACACTTCTTTGGAAACATAGGACAAATACATCTTGGAGCAAACGCTTTCCACCCAATGATAGTAGGTACTCAAACTAATGCTAGAACAATAGATATAACCACTGAGAAATATACTTTACTTACTAATGGCGCTCAAGGAGCAGATCCCGACCCCGGCGAAGCGAGTCACAGCCACATTTATGGTGGTCTTAGGTTACGGGGTCAGGGATTAACGGTAGGTGAGGTAAATAGTAGTGATGGAGAGGTTTACTTACCTGCTGATGGAGACCTAGCTCTGTATGGAAAGCTTGAGATAAGTAAGTCCGCAGCTCCTGCTGCTGCTTCTACGGGAACAATGCGTTTATATTCTGATACTGGTGTATCTCATGGAAATCTTTACGCAAGATTTGATGCTGGAGATCCGATACTAATTGCAAGAGAAGACGGACTCAAAGCTATGGTATTAGGCCTTAGTGAGAAACTAGAGGATAGACCCGCAGGACAAAGCTATTGGGTACCCTACACCCATGTGCAATCTCCACTTGGAGAGAACGTTATTGGTCCTAATCTTGAAACATGGTGGTTAGTTGAAAACTATGGTAATGCCGCACAACCTTTGAAGAGATGGCCTCTAGCCCATGGATACATAGGTGCCGTGACAGGGACAGGAACGACGTACTCTGGACATATTGAGGATAATGGGACACTTACTTGGACGTTAACAACTGGGGGAGCTACTGAAGTATATGAAGTGCCTATAAACGGCACTACGAGTCGAGATATTGTTGATTGTGATGCTGGTCCGGATGCGGCTAATTTGGATGATCTAGGAGACGTTGTAGGGAACCTAGCCGACGTACTTGCAACTCTCCTCTACGATCTACGAAATCGTAAGGTTATAAAATAATGAATAATAAAGTAAATATATTAAACGAACGACTAGCAGATACTCTTTTATTAGACCTTGATGATCCTTCTAAATGTACTCCGGGTCTCTATCAGATTATTAGAGGATATGTTAATGATAATAGAGAAGCTTTAGATGGTCTACCAAGCGAGGCTTTGGATCACCTTGAGAAGATGACTGATTCTATACCTTTTAGGAGACAAGTATAATGGTAACAAGACTAGATAAGGCAGGGATAATATCTACTGGAAGTACAACCGAGAGAACTCTAGAAGACAGATTTGGTTTGGGTTCTGGATGGGTAGATATCAGAGACTTTGGTTTCACCGATGTTGACGAAGATGTGGATTTTACTCCTTCGTGGAATGCTATGTTGGCGGCGGTAGCTGATTACCAAGTACCCGATAAAGATGGAGTAGGAACTCGCCCTACAGTTTACTTCCCTGCGGGTCATTATAAATTCAAAAGCAAGCCAAACGCTATTACTACAAGATTAGCCCTACAAGGATCTCCTACTGGTACAACTTTTACTAAGGCTTTCAGTAATACGGGCGGAGCTACTGAGGGTTTCATTAGGTTTGCCCCCGGAAGTGGTGGCAGTGATATGTTTGATATCAGTATACAACATCATACACTAGAACAAAATGCTGGAGCTGCTATTGCTTTATACGGCGATGGTGCTACTGGGGGTCAAGTTGCAGACCATAGATTCAGCGGAGTTGTGGTAACATCCGGACGGAGGTATGAGGCGGATGGTGTGACTCCCATAACTGGCGACGAAAGCAGTACGGACCCTAGTACATGGTGGTATGGTTATTGGGATTATTGCATGCACGCAGACGGAAGCGAACAGTCTAGTGGACTAAGAGGCCTATGGATTGAAAATTGCAATGCTTTTTTTACAGGTAAGACGGGTTTATTTCTTGATAGCTGCTGCCACCTCAATGTAAGAGGTGTCAGTGTACAAGTACATCCCAGATGGAATGGTACTGGAGGAATGGATTCTGTAGTTATAACATCCAGCTACAACGCGAATAATCCTAATGCTTACAACGGATTTGTAAGCTCTGGTATGTCTGTAGATTTAACTAGTGCTAACGGTCGAGTAGTTATAGCAGACCCCACCACAGCTCTTAGTGATTTCGGCGGTACAGCAGATACAGATCCAGTTGTATCAAATGGGACTATAAGAATTCATGGAGTTGGGTCACAGGACAAGCACAATAAGATTTTGATAGGACCGCGTGTTAAGGATTTAACTATTATCTCAAGCGGAGATGTTGATTGGATTAAGGATGTAGGTGGTGTACGGACGGTGATGAATGCTGAGTATGAAACTCCTTTGATTACTGAGAAGACAGGCTCGGCTTTATATGACTATGGAACAGACACTTACAGCACTGACATTGGGGGAGATATTTCTGTCCTGACTCCTCTTGGATTACGAGAAACTCCTAAGACATTTGCTACGGATAATAAAAGTAATGTAGGGTACACGGGAGATCCCGGTAGTATTGTTTTGTTGGATAATGCTACAGCTACAGTGACATTCTCCGATGGATTAGTTGGATCACCCAAATCAATAATGTTATTAGTATCAGATGCTGTTGACGGAAGTAGTGCCTTAATGGCGTTCTCATATAAACAAGCACTTGCTTCCATAGGTGATGGGGTAGTTCACAATAATGGCTTAACTATATCCATTACAGATGACGATGCAGGCTGGCAATGTACAAAGGCTGCAACGAGTGGAGCTATTGTCTTTACCAATAGAACAAGTGCCGCGGGGACCTTAAGTATTGCCGCCTTTGGTGGTAGAATTACCAGTCTAGTTGTAACATAGGAGAAATAAAATGCCTAAAGTAGGAAAGAAGAAGTTCCCTTATACTAAAAAGGGGAAGGCGGCAGCCAAAAAGTATGCTAAGAAGACTGGAAAAAAGAAGAAGAAGTACTGATGGCTCGTAAGCCTATGAAGAAGGTAAAGAAGTCAGCTCAGAATTACCGAAAGAATCCCAAGTCTAAGGCTAAGAAAGCCGCGTATGATACTGCTTATCATTCTACTCCTACTCGTAAGAAGTACCGAGCTAAGCTACAACAGAAACGTAGGGATAAAGATATAGCAGGCAAGGGTGGCAAGGATGTCTCCCATAGAAAGAGTGGTGGTACTACCATGGAATCTCCTAGTAAGAACCGAGGCCGTAACAGGGGTAAGAAATGACTAAAATTCCAAAAGAGATGCTCGAAGATTTCCGGAACCATCTTTGGGCATGCTTTAAGTACTTAGGACTTGGTGAGCCAACTCCTACACAGTATGCTATGGCAGAACGGTTACAGAATTATGCAGATGATATGCAATTACAAGCAGGTAGAGGTTTTGGTAAAAGTGTAATCACAGCTTGCCTAGCTTCTTGGTTTCTTCTATTAGATTCTAATTCTACCATCATGGTTGTATCAGCTACGGGTAACAAGGCTACCGAGTTCATTTCCATGACTCGTAAGATCTTAGATCTAGTCCCTTATTGTGAACACCTGAAACCGGGAGATCATACTACAGATAATGCCTTTGCATTTAATGTCGAAGCAAGAACTAAGATAGGACAGGACAAGTCATGCTTTGCACGAGGTATCAGTTCTCAGATAACTGGTTCTCATGCTGATTATGTTATAGCAGATGATGTAGAGATCGAGGGTAACTGTGAGACTGCTAATGCACGAGAGAAACTTCTTAACAAGGTAGCAGAGTTTGAACAAATTCGTAACGTAGGTGGCAGGGTTATCTTTTTAGGTACACCACAGATTAAAGATTCTATATATAATCACCTAAAGTCGGGGTATAAAGTCACTAAGTTCCCGGCTGTTATGCCGGACAAGAATACCTTTGCAGAAATAGAAGACGTTGATGAGTGGATCTTAGGTCTACACCTTGAACCCGGAGAGGCTACTCAACCGGAAAGATTTCCAAGTGAAGTTCTTTTAGAACGAATGGCTAAGATCGGACCTAAGTTATTTGCTCTGCATTATAAACTCGATACCAGCTTGGCTGACTTCGAGAAGTATCCTCTTAGGTTATCTGATCTGATTGTTATTGATGTCCATCCAGACACATGTCCGGAGAAGATTGTCTGGGCTAACTCAAAGCCAATGAAGGGTATTCCTGCATTTGGTTTGTCGGGTGACTTAGTATATGAACCAATGTGGATATCAGATAATTATACTGACTATGCCCAGAGGGTGATGTATGTAGATCCCAGTGGCAGAGGGGAGGATGAAACTGCTGTCTGTGTGGCATCCTTCGCTAATGGTTATATCTTCATTCATGAACTTCTAGGATACCCCGGTGGTTATGAGAAGGGTGTCCTAAAGAAGATCGGAAGACTTGCTCACGATTACAATGTCAAGCAGATCCGGGTTGAGTCTAACTTTGGTGATGCTATGTATTGCCAACTCCTGTTACCTGTGGTTATGGAGATCTGTGGCCATGTGGCTGTTGAGGAATACCGAGTCAAGGCCATGAAGGAGAGGAGATGCATCGATGCCCTAGAACCTGTCATGGCTTCTCATCGCCTTGTGATGGATCGTAGGGCTGTGTGTCAAGAGGAGAATCAGAAGCAGATTACTAGGATCTTCGATAAACGAGGAGCCCTGCCGAAGGATGACCGTGTGGATGTCTTGGCTGCTACCGTTTCCCATTGGGAGGATATGCTGTCAACAGACGTTGATGTTCTTATTCGACGTAATAAGGAGTCAGAGAGGCAAGCTATAGTTAAAACGTGGTTAAACGATGATCGTCGTATGAGACTGTTTAGTAACCAAGTCTCAGGAGCTATCTTAGGGGAACCCCAAAGACAGAAGAATAACAAGTGGACTACCAGAGGCCGTAGGATCCTCTGAGAGAGCTTTGAATTATCAGGGTACTCCAGTACTCGGAAACATAGAGAAGCTCTCAGGAGCTGTATAAGGAGCTTAGAATGGGTGTAGCAATTGCAATGGGAGCTATGGCAGCTGGTTCTGCCTTATTCGGTTCGATGCAGCAAGGACAGCAACAAGTAGCACAAAATGCTATACAGCGACTCCAATTCGAGGAACAAGAGTTCAATCGAAAGATGCAGAATCAGATTAAGAATCGTCAAATTGCTAAAACAAATGCTGCTAAATGGATGGCTAATAGAAACCTAGCTAAGGCAGCCAATAAGGCTAGGGCTGAGGAAGAGTTTTGGATCGATTATAATTTTAAGAATTCTAGTGGACAATTCTCAAGAGATTTCTCTAAAGCCCACTCTCAAATTCGATCTGTTTTTACAAGCCGGAATATAAAACTAAATAGTGGAACTACAAGAGCTTTAATGAGAAGTTCTATAGAATCGGGTCAAAAAGGTATGAT